TGGCGTTGTGTGTTTGGAACACCGGGCGCAGCATAATAACCTCTTTTCCCGTAGAGGTTTCAAAGGGCGGCTTCACAGTCGCCCTTTTTTATTGTATGGTTGTTTTATCCTGACAGTCCATGATGGGCTGACAATAGCCAAGACAGGAGAGACAAATGGCTACAACTACTTTTTCGGGCTCCGTCCGTTCAAAAGCAGGTTTTAAAGTAATCAACGAGGGCTCCGGCACTGGTACGATTACAGAAACAGGCTTTTCTGTGAACTCAACCGGTCAACTTATATCTTTGGGTTCAAGAAAAATACAAACTTTCGTAGGTTCATTAGCAGACACAGATACCAGCACACAGTACGCTGACGGTGATGTTCTTGTTGAATTAGGCACTCTTAATACAGATCACCCAGATGCACTGGTTACGGCAACAAAGTTTTTTATTCATAAGGCCGTGATTGGTATCACCACTGCTGCGGGTCAAACTTTGGTCGGCTCTTTACAGTTGAGTGCCACAAGTGGCACCGCAACTAACACGGCAGTGTCATCAGGCACAGAGATTGTTGGAGCAGGTGTAGCAGCCTTTTCACCAACATTGTCTGCTGCATTATCCGTGACTGAGATTGATATTAATTTCAACAACTCAGCCGGTAATTTTCATGTGTTTGAACCAAATGTTACTGCTCCGATTGCAAGCACTCATTTGTATGCTGCGGCCACAACCACGCTAAACGCAGACGCAACGGCAGGTAGATTTACGGTTGAACTAGAATACTCAGTATTCTAAGGAGGTTGAAATGGCGGATGCTGTAACCTCGCAAACACTTATTGACGGCCCTAAACATGCCGTTATGAAGTTTACTAATGTCTCTGACGGGAGTGGAGAGTCTGCTGTAAAAAAGGTAGATGTCTCTGCTCTTGCTAGCAGCTTAGATGGTGTTGCGTGTAGTGAGGTCGTCATAGAGCGTATATGGTGGCAGTGTAACGGGATGAAGGTACAGATCTTGTTCGACGCCACCTCTAACGCTTTTTGTATAGAGTTGGGTGAGAACCAGAGCGGTCATCACGATTATAACTCTTTCGGCGGTTTAACTAATAATGCAGGAAGCGGTAAAACTGGGGACGTTTTGTTCACAACGGTTGGTCACTCCTCTGCGGACACGTATACAATCATGCTGTACATGCGTAAAAAGTATGCATAAGAGGTAAAAATGGCACGGCGTAAAGCAAAAATGCCGCCGCGCAACAAAAAAAATTTCCGCCCCACAGAAAAAGGGGCGGGAATGACTAAGGCTGGGGTAGCTGCATATAGAAAAGCTAATCCGGGCAGTAAGTTAAAAACGGCTGTTACAGGAAAAGTTAAACCCGGCAGTAAAGACGCGAAAAGACGTAAGTCCTTTTGTGCTAGATCCGCAGGTCAGATGAAAAAATTTCCTAAAGCAGCTAAAAATCCTAACAGCAGACTTAGACAAGCTCGTAGAAGATGGAAGTGCTAATGAAAGCCGATGATGTTTTAAAACTTTTGGAAAAGCACGAAGAGGAGTGCAATAGTCGGTATGCCCAGATACAAAAACAGCTAGATAAGTTGGATCAAAGACTTTGGGGCATAGCCGGATTAATTGTTGCAGCAGCCGTCGTGCAGAAAGTGTTTTAGATGACTAGTGCAGTAAGAATAGGGGCAGCAGCTTGTCCTATACCAAAACGCGCTTCAAATAGTGCTGTTCGTATGAAAAAAGGGGGGAAGGTGAAAAGTGGTGGTAAGATCTGTCCAGAGGGTAAGGCTTGGGCCAAACGCACATTTGACACATACCCGTCAGCGTATGCAAACTTGGCCGCATCAAAATATTGCAAAGATCCCAACTACGCCAAAAAGTCAAAAGGCGGAAAAAGAAAAGGACGATAAATGTTAACAGGAAGAGCTAAGACTCAGGTCAAAAAGGTGGCTAAGAAGCTACGCAAAGCATCTAAAGCTCACGCGGGTCAGGCACGAACATTATCTAAGTTGGTAAAAAATGGGAAACGGAAAAGATCCTAAAAAGGGGACAGGAAAAAAGCCGCCGGGATCGGATAGACGTCTGTATACTGACGAAAACCCAAGGGACACTGTTTCTATTAAGTTTGCAACACCTGCGGATGCAAGAGCCACTGTTGCTAAAGTTAAAAAGATAAAGAAACCTTTTGCTAGAAAAATACAGATACTTACTGTTTTAGAGCAAAGAGCTAAAGTAGCAAAAAAGCCAGAACAGGCTAGAATAGCAAAGGCAGGTAAAGAGGCCATACGAAAGCAACATAGGAAAACTTGATGGCCAAAGCTAAAAACTGTAAAAATCCTAAAGGTTTCACACAGATAGCTTCCTGTAAGGCTCAAGGTAAGATAAAAAGAACTGGTGGAAAACATAAAGGAAAAAAGGTAAAGTCTAGGAAATATGGAGGCCGTGCATAATGGGACAGTTAAAGCAATGGCTGAAACAAGACTGGGTAAGGATTGGAACTGATGGCTCTATCAAAGGTCCATGTGGCACTTCAAAAGATAAGAAAAACCCTGACCGTTGCCTTCCTAGATCTAAAGCTAATAGTTTATCCAAGAGTGAACGCGCTACGACAGCACGTAAAAAGAAAAAAGCAGGCGCTAAAGGAAAGACTACGGTTGCTAATACAAAGGCTGCGAAAGTAACGAATTTAAAAAATGGTGGGGCTGTAACTAAGCCCAAAAGACCCTTTAGGGGTAAAAACATACCCGGAACTGTTGTGGCGCGAGGATGCGGCGCTGTGATGGCTAATAGAAGAAAACGCACCAAAATTGCATAGGAGCAAGTAATGGCAAAAGAATTTATGACAATGGATGAGTATGCATCTAATCTTGTTGGAAACATAGCCCCACCCGTAAAGAAAAAAGGCATGGCCAAGGGCGGTAAAGTCCAGAAAATGGCTAAAGGTGGAGCCATGAAGAAGAAGGGCTACGCCAAGGGCGGTAAAGTTCAGAAGATGGCCAACGGCGGCATGATGAAGAAAAAAGGCATGGCTAAAGGTGGCAAGGTTCAGAAGATGGCCAACGGCGGCATGATGAAGAAGAAGGGCATGGCCAAGGGCGGCAAGGTATAAAATCTTGCCTTATCTTCAAAGTAATATTCCGCACTTCAAGTGTTGGGTGCGGAGAGAATATACGTGTAACCACTCTAATTATCATGGCGAGTTTCTTCACGCTATGGCGATTGCGGTTACTACGATGCCCAGCCGGTGTTTAAGTTTTCAGATGATATTCACCGGCTGCGAGACCGATGGCACGGATCAGCAGAACGTGCACGGGGGAGCGATGTGGGCCAGAATGCCCATAACTGCGCTTGTTGGAGACACGCCTTTTGAAGAATGGCCAGAACCTATGCCTGTCCATTTGGCGCAACCTTGGGACTGTATGTCCCATACACACGCAGTTTATCGTTTAGATCGCGCTCATCCGTGCCCTTGGATTGCTAAAATAGGGCCTGAATTTTACCCTGCAAAATACTATTTTACGGTAGATTATACGGAGAGCGAGATCGCTGATGACCCGGCGCAGCATAAACAAAGTCACGTGTTAGAGCTTTTAGATGCTGGGCCATATACAGGTAATATCGTTGCATTGCCTAACAATCGTGTCCGAGTCACACACCCTGCGTGGTTTGAAACCGGACAAGGTGCACCTGATTTCCTACCGTCTCAGCATATACACTATTCAAAATCAGATTTAGACTATACAATGGACGTAAATCAGATATTTGACAATCTATATGCGAAAGATAAGTAATGGCTGTTTCTGGAAGCGTAAACTTTGAATTAGACGTATCAGATTATGTGGAAGAAGCTTTTGAGCGTTGCGGCTTAGAGGTTAAAACAGGATATGATCTTGTAACTGCCAGACGATCCTTAAATATAATGTTAGCGGAGTGGGCTAACCGTGGTCTCAACCAGTGGACAATCACACAACGCACACAAGCTTTGACTTCTGGGACAAGAACGTATGCTTTATCAGCAGATGTAATTGATATACTAAGCGCTGTCGTGACCCGCAGTAGCACTGACTTTTCTTTAACAAGAGTCAGTCGTGACGATGATCTAAACATCCCAAACAAAGCCACCACTGGTAGACCCACGCAGTTTTTCTTGGATAGACAAGTAACGCCAAGTCTACGTTTATGGCCGACCCCAGAAAACAGCACAGATGTTGTTGTTTATAACGCTTTGACACGTATAGATGATGCAGACACAGCTATAAATACTTTAGATGTACCTTTTAGGTTTTATCCGTGTCTGGCTGCCGGTTTAGCTTACTATTTATCCATTAAAAGAGCTCCTAATCGAACTCAAATGCTTAAAGCCATGTACGAGGAGGAGTTTGAAAGAGCTATGGGTGAAGATAGAGATCGGTCTAGTTTCACTGTCACGCCAGAGTACGCATATTTTAGGACAAATTAATGCCTAGATACGCCACAGGAAAATATGCCAAGGCTATATCAGACCGTTCTGGCTTGGAATATCGTTATAAAGACATGCGAAAAGAATGGAATGGTGCTCTCGTAGGCAAAGACGAGTTTGAAAGAAAGCATCCACAATTAGGACCTTTTCGCAAGATACATGATCCTCAAACTTTGAAAGAGGCTCGACCTAACAATAATAAAATACCGGTCACTGTTAAGTTTCCTGTCTTTAGTATTGTGACCCTACAATATCAATTAGTTCCTCAAGCAGAGGCTCTGTTAGGTAAGGTTACATTTGGCGGGGATGTCGTTACACCCACGGATGCAACCTCTACAGGAGTTTCTGGAACCGGTTCTATAGGCACTGTAACCGTTACTGGGACAGGAACCGGTGTGAACGCAACATTTACTGTGACTGTTGTAAGCACGGGTTATGGTAATAAGTATTATATAGATGGAGTACAACAGGCCACTGTCAATCTATCTGAGCCC